CTTTCGTTGTAGTGAGCACAATCAATAAAAAGAGTACACGGTCAGAAACTCTCTCTATAAGTATAACGCTCGGGGTCTACTACTTAAAATAAGATCTTGTTTTGCTCTCAAACTCATTAATAAGTTGAGCACGGTCAATCGCAACCGGGGTGTCCAAAGGCTTGACAATAGGGCTCTGGATCAGAATTGGGGCAGCCATAAACCACGACCAGGCGAAATCATCACCTGTGGAAACATAAATGTCTCCCTCAAATCCAACAATTGAGTTGGTCGTGGTAGATCCAATCCATCTGGCCGACACGGTCGTCTGGTCAGTTTCTTCAAAAGCGAAGTGGGTCGAATCTAATGTAGGCGTACTATGAACGTACGGGTAACAATTTTGATACGGCATCTTTATATCTAAACACTGGCTGTCTCGCAAGTACTCTATCTGGCAACCGTTTCTAAAAACGTCACCGATATTTCCATATGGACGGGGCAGTAGCGAGTTCAAATCAGTAATAAAGGCTTGTAGCGCTCCTCCATTGGCCTGAAAACTCACAGAATTAGTAAGGGGCATTCTCAAAAACTTAAAGTAAAGAGAACCTTTCCTATACATAGCCCATGTATTGAAACACGCTAAAGGACTATCATCCTTAGGTGTAAAAATTGAGGGCATAGACACAGAATACTCATTATCATTGTAGATAGTAGGATGAGCAATCTTTAGGGGTCTATTCGTGAGTTGGTGAACTGCGACGATCTGGTCTCCATCACACAGCATTCCGATTGAATGTCCGGTAGCTGGTAAGATGGGCGGAAACTCTTGCGCAAATCTAATATCAATTATATTGCTAGAGGATCCATCCTGGCCAACATAAGTTCCTGTTGTAGTGCCTATGGTGTCAAACCACCTATAAACATCTAAATTATTAAGGTCCTTTCTGTTAGTGGATCTGGTATTTATGAACTGCATGTCAGCCCCGCAGCCTGCAAAAACTATAAAATAGATTTTTGAATCTGCTAGAGTGGCAGTTTGTGCAACACTTGGGGTCACAACGGACAGAGTAATGATGCCGTTCGAGAAATTAAATTCTGAGGCGGGCATCGCAAGGTCGTTAAGTACTTGTCTATACAAAACTTCTTGCAAAAAGGGAATCTGCACATTGAGATCTGTGTCGCCTTTCACATCAAAGACTATGGAAATCAAATTTCCTATTTGGTCTTCAGTGTAAGAAGAGGCCGGGACTTCGGCGGGGTTGGGGTGCCAAGTCAATCTAAGTCGACAAGAAACCATTTTGCTACAGGAGAAAGTGAAGGCAAACTTCATGCTTCCTCTCCAGTATCTAAACATAGAGGCAATAACACCTCCAGGTATACAGAATCTCTGGTATTTGTCTGCAACTGAACCTGGTGTACCATTTGTTTTAAAACATGGTCCAACTTGGGGCCTGACTGGAAACTTGCAAATTATTTGATTGGATAATTTGGTATTGTCGAAACTGCTGGTGAAAATAAGAGATGGCTTGACTTTTAAAACGTCAATGGCCATTTCGTCTCTCGTAGATCCAAAGACTGCCTGACTGCAGTCTACAGCATTCTCAACAGAATTAGCTAAGGTAAATCCGGTATTAAGTCCTGTACCGGTTGCCATGGAATCCGTTTGTACCAATCGTACTTGTGTGGGGGCTTCAGTAGTCATTGGTTTGGAAAATCCCATTTTCTTAGAAAACGAGGATGCCGCACCTAAAGCACCAGCTGTAGCTTTACCCATCATAGCAGTCATAGGGTCAAATGTAAAATTGGAAACCATGCGTGTAACTCCGCTAATGGCATTTAGTGAATCTGCAACAATATGAGTTGAACTTTTCTTGTTTGCTTCTCCACTTTGGGCTAGGTAATGCATAGAAGGTCCACCATATTCAAGGTTCTTGAAACTCATGAAAATGTCTACTGTAACTGAACTGTTTGTAGTGGATCCAACTAGCATTAAAGGAGTGAGTACTTTGAGCATCATAGCACCATTGAGGGGTGTATCTGTGCCCATTTCATCATATCTCCAATAGGGTTTGGGTGAAACGTAGGGAACTCTGAAAGTAACAGCCTCTTGTGTTTGAGCAGATAAATATCCTGCATTACACTGAGACAGACTGTACATATTTTTCAATTGCCACGGTCGGTCAATATTCGAATAAGTTCCTCGTGGAAGCCATGCCCACATGAGCATTCCACTATGAAATGGTGTTCCTACGATTCTAAAGGTAACCTCGATGTCTGCTCTGAAATATTCAAAAGCTTTCATCTTGTCTTTGAGGTAAGGGAATTGGTTAAAGAGACAATATGGAAAATTTGCGTAATACTTCTCTAAATTGAAAGTGTCAGTAGTGCTCCACACAATGGATGCAACTCTATATTCTCTTTCAATGAGTCCTTGCAAACCAGAATCTCCATATGGGTTAGTTCCTAACATGTAGTCTTGGATTCTAACTCTCGTCTCAGGTTGTGCTTCGATGCCTAAGGCATCTTTAAATGTGGTGACTGGGGTAGTATCAGTGACCGGAGCGTCAAGTGTAGTACCTGTCATAGTTTCAGCCTCTCCACTTTCGGCTGTATATCTAGGTTTGAGCAAAGTAACTTCAAATCTGTCTGTATGTATTGGTTCTTCTGCATTTCTTTCTTTCCATTTCTGTAAATTTATTCCATAACTAAGCGCAAGTTCATTGAGAGCTGTACTATGAGGACAAGGTTCTGCTCTTTTATAGGCCTCGGCCAATGTGGAAACCCAATCAATACCCGCTGCATCCAGCCTGGCTTGAAAGGGTTTATCTCCAGTGACTACGAGGATCCTTCGAACTTTTGCTTTGTTTTTCCATGCATTCACCAATAAAGCTTGATCCGCTGCGTCTGGAAACTTGGCAGGTACCGCAACCGCAGTACATTTTGGTATGTTTCTCCATTGTTCTAAAGCGGTTACTACTCCGCAAGCGTAATATTCCGGGTCATAAGGGGCATCCTTTGTGGGTCCAGTTGTCTGACATTGGTCCGCATCTACAAAAATGTATTTTGCTCCAAAATCAGTCATAAACGCTTGCAAGAATGGGTCTCGCTGCTTCTTTTGTGTGATATCTACTAATTTAACAGGAATTTTCTGTGGCTGCATTTCATTCCAAATTTGCTGATAAATTAAATTTTTAGCATTTTGCTTGGAAGGTGCTGTAACTGAAAAGTCTTTTTCTAAATAATGTGAAGCAGCGGTAAATGAAGGCATATGATCTGGACCCGCTTTGGTATATTCTATGTGCGGTGTGTCAAAGCCTTCTTGAACACATCTTTCTGTAACTTTTCCAATATAATTGTCTACAGTTCCAGATTCTGCTTTGTAAGGTCTCTGTTCAGGATGTGCTTCATAAAAAGCTTCAAGTATCTCATCAACTTCTGCTTCTCTCTTAGCTCTTTCATCCAAATCTAAATAATCCGGTTCAAAACTTACATCTTCTTCATCTCCTAATCCACTTCGCTTAAATATATCGTAAGCGGTTCTAATAAATTCTTCTGGAGTTTTGCACGCATTTAACTTTTCTAATTCCTTTACAGACAGATCATAAATATATCCTAGTCCATCTAACTGTTCATCTAAATATTGAGTCCAACTTGGACTATCATCTACAAAAGTGATTTTCATAACTTCAACAATTTTAGTGTATAATTCTATGATTTCAAAGGCAATATTGGCTCTACCAACTCTTTCTCCTCTGCACATCTGTAATGTAGCTGCTTCAATAGGGGTTTTGGCTTGCTCATGAGTGCTGGCTGTTCCAGTAAATGGTGGAGTGGTGGGTAAAAATGGTATCTTTCCACACTGACAGTTTAACTCTAAATCTGTAGTGTTTTCATCTGCCATATATACATCCACATTTCCACTATCAGATCCTACTCTATTTCCTGGAATGGTTCCACATTCTGCAAAATACTTTGGTATCTCTTCTTTAATCATGAATTCATCTATAGGATCAACGTAAGTTCTAATTTTCTTTCCATATCTTCTAATTTGTCCCACTTGAACGTAAAGAACGACATCATCTGGAACACAACATGGAACCGTAAGGTTTATCATGTAGGTATCTGTAGAAGAGGTGTTTCCTTTCATAGCTACGAAGTCCGTTTGTATTTGTCTTGAAGGGTATTCGCCTGATTCAGCATGATACTGTTCTAATAGGGTGTCTGTGTCAATAAGCGCTACCAGATCCTTGCCGTCGAAACGAGTTAATAACTCCTCGTAAGTCAACGAACATGTATCGAAACCTTCTAGTTTCAACACCCGGTTGATTTTCTCTTTATACTCTTCAAAAACTTCTTTTCCATGATGGAACAATTCCATAAACACTGATTCCACAATCTGTGCTGTAGCCTCGTGTATGTCTAAGTTTTTGTCTCTCCAATTCAATATGTCTAAACAGACAGGTAAATCCATTGGTGCAAATACTCTGCCTAATTCATCTCTAAATCTTCTCTTAAGGAAAGTCATGTCTTCTTGTGGTGTAAATCCACCTTGAATCTTTCCTTTATCTGTGGCTGTAATAGTATAGCCATGTTCTTTTGCTTGACGTGCCATGACTTCCAAAGTCCACCATCCAATTTCTGGTGCTAAACCTTGCAAAAAGTCGTCTCCTCCTGTCCATGTACGAGCAAATTTGGCAAAATCATGTAATCCATAATTCCATCCTCCTTCTAATTCTATAATCTTCAACAATTCACTCTCATCCATACATAATCGTACGGCTGCTTCCTTTGTCATTCCTTTCTGCAATAGTTCTTTAATATCATAACAACATTGCAAAAATAAACAAATATGCAAAAGTTGATTAACTATCGAATTTTTGTCAAAGGTGTGGAAAGCTCCAGAGATCATTCCTTGCTCTACTTGAACTAGATCCTTGCAAATGAGTAACATAACTAAAATTGAAGTGTCTGCATCTATTCCTTCTCGAACAATACAATCTTCTTTGAGCTTTTCAATGTTGGTGTAAACCCATCCGCAATATCTTTCTTCTTCTTTGTTTGAACAACAAGGGCATTGAGCAACATGTTTTTCTAATTCAATATTAAAGGCTTCTATGTACCACTTGTTGACAAGTTTCACAAAAGCCCTAGCTAATTGAACTAACATAGACCAATCCCACACTTTAAAGTCTCCTTCATTAACAAGAAAATCTAGACCGACTTCTTGTAATCTTTGTTTGACTAGTTTCCAATCTATTCCGTGCGGATTGACTCCTTTAGCAACGCCACATTTAAATCTAAATAATCCGACATTCTCTAAAAATGCTCCAAAGTACATCCTTCCCAATAAATAATGGTGATGAGGTGCACTAATAAATATTCTTGGCGTTAACACTCTATTCATAATAGCTTCTACTCTTTGCTGTTCAGTAGCATCTTTAGGAACATAATTTTCTATGTCCAAGGCGATATCTACTAAGTGCCATATTTGATCCATTGTCAAACCCTCTAAACAAGGGTCATCAAATTTCAATGCTCGTCTCTCATCTTTCAAATTCACTGTTTGAACAACACACTGTTGTTCTCCACGAGCATATTTCTTTCTAAGAGCTTCAACCTTTTCCATCAAATGGGGTTTTGGCTCTAATGTTCCATCTGGCAATTCATTATAATATTCCATTTTATGTCTTTTCAATTCATCCATAAAACCAGTGGAAGTTTCTTTCTTAATTGATGGACAATATTTTCCATATTTGTGGCCATTTATGGCTTCAGATAAAGTAAATAATCTTCCTGGGAAATCATGTCCAATTTGTCCCAACAAATGATTAATAGCATTCTCTACTATTTCCTCATTGAAAGGTCTTGCTGTATTATCTCTCTTAATCTTATTAATTGCGTTTTGGAGAGGAGATATCTTGTGTTCTCCAATGGTAATAGGGTTCAATTGAGCTGGCAAGCTTTGTGGTGGTGAAATTTTTGCCCAAAGAACATCATTGTGTACAATTTCTGTCCCTTTAGGTAATCTCTGTCCCAACTCTTTTGGAACTTTTCCACAAAATTCCATGTTTGGTGCTTGATAATCAAATTGTGGTTCTCCTTCTAATATGTTTACTGCTAATCCCTCTGCTGTAAATGGAACAGTATCCAATGCTGGGAATAAATCACGCGCGGCGACCACTCCATAAGCCTTCGATGTTCCGTTTCCTGCTATGTGAAATCCTATGATTTTGGCAGGCATCTTGTTATTTAAAACTACTATGATGGAAAAACAGTCACCTCCGCCTGTAAGAGCTTGATAACTAACAACATCTACACATTCTATAACAACGCCATCTTTGACTTCATATTTAAATTTTGTCTCTCTCTTAGTATTGCTAGAGAATTGTGTATTATAAATTCTTCCTGGTAAAGGCGTTAATAACATTGTCTTTGAAATATCCGCATTACCAATTTCTTCCCAACTGGCAAAATGTTTTTCAATATTCTTAAATGGCTGGAATTTGCCTGGTACTGAAGGTAAATCTAAATACACTTGATCACTATGTGCAGGTCCTCGACATCTAACATCTGTATAATCATAAGTATGACATCTTCCTGTAGAATAATTGTATATTTGTATTTTTCCTCCTTCTTTGGGCAAATAGGCCAACATGTGCTTTGGAACTGCTATCCGCAACTGTTTGATAAACAATCCGTTGCTAAAAGACTCCTTTGGTCCTCCTCGGAAGAAAACACGACAAAAATTGTCATATATCTTTCCTCCGAATCGATCTATTAATTCTCCTCCTTGAGCTTCGTATTTGTTTTTACTAAGTTTTAAAACTTCAGCACATTGTGCTTTCATAACGGGTTCGGTTCCTTGTGGTCTCATAACACTTACATAAGATACAGCTGGCTTAGAATTTGTTCCCTTAGTAGTGTATTTTCTTTTGTTTGTTTTAGCTTGAGTTTCTTTCGAAGCTCCTGCTCCTCCACCTTTTCCTTCTGCATTTGGAACATTATAATCTATAACTGGTTCTTCAACCGCGTCTTCTTTTGCAGCTTCCTCCATCATTTGCATATCTACTGTTCTAATTAAACTAACGACCTGCGAAGCTGGTGTTTCTTCCACTTCTTCTTCTTCTTTTATGCCAAATAACCATTTTGTGGCTCCAATAACCATATTTATTATTCCTTTTAATAATGGCAAAAATCCAAAG